CAGGCGAGAGGGCGTCACTCGTCCAGCCTCTCTATCGTGATGCGCAGCCGCCCGTAGTCCGCCTGTAGCGCCAGCGTGTCCACGTAGGGCGCGTCCTCGTTGCCCGCAGCCCTGGCCTCCTCATACGCACGCATCAGCGCGTCCCGGTCAACTGGCATCCACGGTTCAGGTTGGCCGGCCTCTATCTCACCGTCCCACGGCGGTGAGACCACCCAGTGGTGATATTGGTGATCGACGTGCTGGATCAGTGCGTCTAGTCTGGACTCCAGCGATAGATTGTCGAGGTAGAACCCCGACCACTCGTACCCGTCGCCGGCGTATCGCAGGTGCCCCTCTAGCACGACCGGTTCACTCACAACGTCCTCCAGATAATGGGCCCAGGGTAGGGATTTGCACCCGTTATTGACTCTCCGTCTGTCGTGGCGGAGTGTGCGCCTGTTACGCTCCGGGCTAAGCCACGAGGCGGGAATCGAACCCGCTGCCATGTGATTTAGCCGCCGGGAGTCGCCTTCTGCGGCTACCTGGCTTTCCGCCGCAGCTATCCCGACGCGGTGTCACCGTCCACCCGCTCGTGGCTATAACGACCCGTCCTGGTACGCTGGTCCGCGTGACGGGTACGCTCCTCAATGAGTGGCGCCGCGTTGGTCCCGTGTTCCGCGGCGTCATGCCCAGTAACAATCGCCATGGGCCGCGCCCGGGCCTGGGCAATTACACCTAGATCGTCCTGCTCCCCGGCGTCGGTGGGCATTCGTTCGGCACCACGTCTAGCGCCAGGATGTTCGCCTCCACCAGCGTCGTAATCGCCGCGTCCTTGATCCCCTCGTCGCTGCGCTTCCCCACGCCCATGCGCCCAAGGACGTTTAGGACCGTTTCATAGCCGAGCGTTTCTGCGCTAGCCGCAAAGAAACCCCAGAAGGCAGCCAAACCAGCCTGTCGCCCGGTAAACTCGGCTCCGTATGTCAGCCAGTGAGCGAGTTCGATCAGGACGATAGTTACGCCCAGGACCAGGAGGTTCGTCCATCTCCAGTCCTTGAGGTACTTGGCCAGCCACTGCCCGGCCAGAAAGGCCAGGAACAGCCCCCCACCGAAAGAGGCCAACGCCTCGTAGGTGATCGGAATGTCCATCGGCTTACCCTCCTATTCGCGCCAGCATGAACCTTAGCAATGACCGGCCGCTCTTCCGCCGATTACATTCTGCACACACCCAAGCCAAGTTATCCGCGTCGTGCATCCCGCCCCTAGACAGTGGGACGACATGATCCATCTCTCCCTCGGCTATGAGGTGATTGCAGTATGGACAGATACCACCGTACTCGCCGATCTTCTCCGCAATCACTTGAGCGGTGACCGCCCCATTATCTGCGTCTCGCTTGCGCGCCCTATACCGCAACCTCCGACTCGCCACATGCTCAGGATGCATTGCTGTATACGCGCGCCCATAGGCTGCATACTCTTCCTTGTGCTGCTCATAGTAGTGGCGCGCTCGGGATGGCAACTCATCTTTATGGGCAACCTTCCAGGCGCGAGTAAGAGCGGCATGCTCTTCTTTGTGCGTGGCGTAATACTCGCGACTCCAGGCGTTGAACTCGGGCCTATGAGCAGCAGCGTACTTACGCTTCCGCTCTCTCATCTCGGCCCCGTGCGCCGCGTCATACTCGCGACACCGCGCGGCGTGCTCCTCTTTATGGGCTAGGTAGTATTCATGCTTCTTGGCGGCAAGGACTTCCTTGTTGGCAGCCCAATACCCCCTCATATATGCAGCACGGTCTTCCTTGGACTGCGCCACCCACCGCCCCCCCCCCTAGAGGAACAGGCCGCCGGCAAACGAGGCCAGCGCCTCAATCGTGATAGGGATTTCCACCGCTACTTCCCTCCCGTGATCTCCGGCGGCCTATGTGGCCACGCAGTCGCCGATAGTGCGATGTGTTGCTTGATCCACGTCAGGTCCGCCTGAATAGAGGCGATAGCGACACGCGTTGCCACACTGTTGACCTGGTCCGATGTGCGCTCATCGCAGATCTTTTTTACTGTGTCTGCCAGAGTCGTAACCTGCTGCACCAGTCTGCTGTAGCCGTAGACGACGCCCATAGCACTCACCACCAGGGATACACCGAACGGGATAACCCACGACGCCCAATCGCCCACGTTCCACCTCTATCAATAGCGGCGCTGGGCCGCAGGTCGCACCAACTGGTAAGCATTCCTTACACGTTCATAATCTGGTCGCGAGCCGTCGCCAGCATCTCTAATAACTCGCCGGCCAACTCGTGCCCGCCCGTTCGCAGAACGTCGGCCTCAGTGTGAAGCGCGTCGCTCTTGTGGCCCGTGATGCGGCCCATCAGCGCCTCGAACACGTCCGCCACGGTATCGCCGTCAACGTCTACCGTGCGCGGCGCGTTGAACTCTGTGCGTTCGGACCATTCGGCCTTCTTGCCGGGATTCCAGTTGGATACGGGCCTAAGATATCCGACCACCCGAGAGTACACCTCGCACTTTTCGCCGCAGACGCGCTCAGTCAACGTTTCTCTCCCCGTAGCACTCTATATCCGCGTCGCCGACGATAACCGCATCTCGCACGTCTGCGCGCCGCTGGCGCTGTTCATCTGATAGCAAAAAGCGCGCCCATTCGGGCCATGCCGACGTCGCGCCTGTGAGAGAGTGCTCTTTAGCGCACCGGCTGCATATCCAGTGTGTCCCGGTCAACTTCTGCCCACACACGCAGCAACGATGCACTAAGCCTCCTAACCTGTGATAGTCAGCCACGGTCTAGAATGTTACATTTCCCCGCCTATTCGCTCCCTTGCGCGCCCAAGTCGCCGCGTAACCGCTGGCCGACCTACCCCCAGCGCATCCGCCATCTCCTGCTGCGTCATGCCCGTCACCACCAGCACAACAACGACGCGCTGTCTCTCCGTGAGTAGAGCACACGCGCGTCGCAGGTCTAGCCGCAGGTCCACGTCGTCGGTGTTGTGCAAGCGCGCCCCCTAGTTTCGTATTGTGGAACGAGTAGGCCGATTGACGTGGTACTCATACCCCCAGGGCTTGACTTGTAGCGCGTAGTGTGCTACAATCTGGGCAGAGTCAAGACAGAGACGAAGGAGAAACCCAATGACCACCGAGACGACCACCGCCCTCACCGCCCAGGAACGCGCCCAGGCTATCCGCACCTACGCAGACTACGTCGCCTTCCTCGACAGCCTGAGCCCGGCACAGGCCAATATCTGGGCCGAAGTCCTGCCGGTGCCCGAGCGCTAACCACCAGCCCCGCCGGTCGGGCCATAGGCCGGCAGAAAGAGCACCGTGAGCCAGCCCACGAGTTTCCGCCTCAGTGACCAGACCGCCCGCCAGTTGGCCGCATTGGCCCCGCTCTACAACGGCAACTCGCACACCGTCGTGACCGTCGCAATCGACAGAATGTACGCCAGAGAGACAGCAGAGAGGAGCATCATGCACGAGCACCCGCTGAACGTCCTCGCCGAGGCCATCTACACCCAGGTGTTCGGGCACCTGGACGACAAGTATTTCAGCGCCGTCAAGATTCAGGAGATTTACGACTGGCTCGAAGCCGGCGACGACGGCGAGGACCGCACCGTGGCCGACCTTGCCACCGAGTGGCGCGAGTACGACGCCGACGACGTGGAGGCCAATCGCCCCTAGCCTCACTCCCCCGCCCCGGTGCCCTCGGCCGGGGCTTTCGCGCGCCGCCAGTACACATAGACCGTCCACCAGAGCAGGTACAGCGCGACGCGGTGGTAGACCCAGTCCACCGCGACGCCCAGGGCCACGACGCGGGAGCCACGCCAGTCAGAGATCTGTATCCTCATTCCCCCTCCCCCGCCGGCCCCCAGTCCTCATCCTCATCGACGTCCTCATCCTCGTCAGCGTCTTCGCCTATCCGGTGTCCGTCTAGTTCCCACACGTCGATGCTGTACATGGCAGAGTCCGTGGGAGGCCGTTGCTCGACGTATCTATCCGCCGCCTCCTGACTCGCCGACACCAGCACGATCTCACTGTAGTCGCTCCACTCCCGCAGATGCCGCGCCATAACCACGTATACCCGCTGTTTCTCGCTCATTCCCCCTCCCCCTTGGCTAGAGCGGCACGAAGAGCAGCGGCAGGTGTATCAGCAGCCACTATCGGGTCCGGAGCATCGGGACAAATGTACCAGCGCGGACATACCGGCATCAGTCCCCACGCTTGCGACTTCGAGGAGGCAAACAAAGCCATGCCTCGCGGCATCGCCTCCACCAGCGCCCAGTTCGCCGCCGCCGGTTCCAACTCCGCCACACGCGCACGCAGGATATCCCTATCCTCGTGATTCTGTACGATTACCCTGTTTAGATACTGAATGTGCTCGCGTAATGCCTCCTCCGTCGTTGCATCGTCCGTCACGTCCTCACAACGTTCGCTCTCTCGCCCACTGTGCGCCGCGATCAGCGCGTTAAGCTTCAGTGCCACCTCGTACGCGCTGAACATCTCGGCGCCCGTCAGTTGCCTCACGTCTCCCCCCTCTTCGCGTCCAATACCTCGTACAGTGCCTCTCTCGCCGCCTGCCGTCGCGTCCACAGTGCGTATATCAGCCTGTCGTCGCGCGTCTCGCCGCCGTTGGTGTTGCGCTCTAGCACCCACCAGCGCCAGTGACGACGTAGACACTCGCGGCGCAGAGTGGTCAGATCATCCGCCATCCCGCTCCCCCCTCTGTGCCAGGTGTTCCCGATAGTTCGCTTCTAGGTTGACCCAGAACTCTACCGATGTGCCAAAGACGTCCGCCAGCCAGCGCGCGTCACGCTCGGTGATCTCCCGTTCCCCCTGAATCAACTCGCGAATGGTTCGCACCGGTCGGTGCATCAGGGCCGCCAGGTCATGCTGCGTCCAACCGCGCGCGCGTAACTCTGCCGCGATAGTGACGCCCGGCGGGATGATCCGCGCCGGCAGTATGGCCCGGCAGTTGTCACTCCTCGCCATTCTTCCACCCCCTCGCCTTGAGCGCGCGCAGTACCGTCGCCGCCGCAAGCCCGCTCTCGATCTGGTTGCTGGTGAATCGCAGCACCAGCCAGCCGCGTATAGCCGCCTCGTTGTACTTGATTACGTCTGCGGCGAACCCCGCCCCCGTCGTGTGGCGCCCCTGCACCCACGTGGCCCCCTCCGCCTCCGTAGCCACCAGGTAGTCCGGCCACGCGAGGTCAAATCGCCAGCGCCTCGGGCGGGCGAATACCAGTTCCCGCACCGGCTGCGGCAGGCCGATAGCAAGGCAGTGGTAGGCCAACAGGTCCTCTAGGCCGGCACTCACCTGCCATCCCCCGTCGCCCAGCTCGCCACCACGTAGGCGCCGAACGCGGCCCCCGATAGGAATGTCACCACGAACACGGCCACCCACTCCCACACGTTCACGTCCCCACCTCCGAGCACTCGCGCGCCGGCCAGTAGACGAACCCGCCGCCGACCTCCGCTATGCCGCACAGCAGGCCGGCCCGGTTGCGGCCCGTCAGCCGAAACCACGTCCCGCTAGGCCAGTGCAGCCAGAGCGTGCCGATTCTCATGTGCCCGCCTCCAACTGCGCCGCCGCCGGCGCCTGTAGCCGTTCCACGACCGCGCGCACTTCCGGGAGCATCTGCGCGTGCTCCGCGGCGCGCCGCACCAGCGCGTCGTACACGTCGCAGAAACGGGCCCTGTCCGCCACGGGATTCTCGCTCGTGCGTAGATACGCCATTCCCCCGACGGCGTTCACCGCTCGCTGCACCCGCTCTGGTAGCGCCGGCGGATCCACGTGCGTCTCGCCTATCAGCCGCCCCCCCGCCGGCCATTTGCGAATGTACGCTCCCACGCGCCCCCAGGCCTCGGCCCCGGTGAGTTCGTCGGGCCAGAGGAGGCCTATCGCCGCCTTGCGGATCTCGGCAGGTTTCGGGTAGAACGTGGCGCCACTCACCACACTCACCACCGCCGCAGAGAGCAGGTCGTCGGGTATGTCGGCCAGGCAGCGCCCGTAAATCTCTATACCCAGGTCCGACGTGCGCTCCGCATCTTTCGGCCACACCTGGCCCAAAATGGCGAACATCTTCGCTACCGCCTCACGTGACGCCATCGCCCCCCCTCTTCAGGTATGCCTCAATAGCCGCGTTGCCATACGACAGGCCGTTGCCGTTCCCCCCAGGCGAGGCGCGCGCGCCTTTCGCTGGCACCCCCTGCGGATACCATTCGGTCGCCCACGTCCACGCGCCCGGGTTGTAGCCGCGTTCTACCCACGATTGGCGGCACAAACCCAGTTTCGCAGTATCCGGATTCTCTCCGAGGGCCTGAATCAGGCCGTCATAGAGCTCTATCGGCGGATAGTGTTTGCTCCCTGTGGCCGCACGCGCCGCGATTATCGCCGGGTGTTTGCTCCGAGGATCAGAACGGCGATTCGGGACCGGCGCCGGCTCGGGTTCGGGCCCTGCCGAACCCGATACCTCTGCATCTGAATCTGCATCTGAATCTGCATCTGAATCTGCATCTGAATCTGAGGCCGTTACGCCTCGTTTCACCCTCGTTACGTGCTCGTTACATGGACCGGCAGCAGACGATACAGCCTGCTCGCGGTGTCGTTTCACCCTCGATGCAACGGCACTTCGGCGATCAGATGGTGCTCGGCCCTGGCGCTTGGCGTAGTTGGGCAGATACAGAATCCCATCTTCTTCGGCGATCATGTTGCGCTCGGTGAATGCCTCCAGTGCGTAGCTGAACTCAGCGGGATCACAGCGGATGCGCAGAGCCGTATATTCAGGCGTATCAAGTGTGCCAGTCTCTACACCATCATCGTCGCGATCATCTATCTCTCCGGCGATGTGGAGGAGTGCGGCCCATATCCCCCGTTGCGCCCACGTTAGCGTGAGCATCTTGGGGTCGTGCGTCGTCTCCGTGTAGGACTTGACCCACGTCTTCATGCGCTATCCCTTTCGGCCTGGTGCATCCACCCCTTGCCGTGGCGTGCGCGATGGCACGCCCGGCAGAGCGTCACCCCGTTATCCGTGTCAAAGCGAAGTGCCAGCGCGGAGAACCACGGTTTCAGGTGATGTGCTTCAAGCCGGATACCGCGCCCTCCGCAGACCTGGCAGGTGTAGTTGTCTCGCTCAAAAACAGCAGTCCGCCAAGCGATGACGGCACCCTCTGGGCGTTCGTTGCCGGACCATCGTTTAGTCAGCCGTATCCATACGTCGCCGTCGGCCTGGTACCATAACACCAGGCCAGCCGCTGCCCACTCACGGATATAGGCCGTCATGCGGTCTACCGACACGTCCGTGCGCCGTGGGAACACGAGGGAGCGCACCAGGGCAGGATCACCGTTGGTGCGCCCTTCCACGTCAGCGAACGTAATCAGCCAGGTATAGGCCAGACGCGACGTGTCGTCACTCAGGTCGTCGACGGCCTTGTTGCGTGTGATCTTGGAGTTGATCATCCGGCCACGTGCCATCAGCTGGCCCCCTGTTCATCCTCTTCCACCGGCTCGTCGTCGAACGGCAGCGGCTCGGCCCAGTAACCACAGCTTGCATCCGCGCCGCTCACGTAGCCCCACCACGGGCAGAGGCTGCGCCACTCGCCCACCGGCGGCGTGCGCCACTCCCTGCAAGTCTCGCAGCGCTCGTCAGTCGGCATCGGTGGCCTCCCCCATGAACGCGAGCAGGGCATCGATGGCAACGGCGAGCGCCTTTTGTGCCGCATAGACCGGTTGTACCGTCTCACGGCTGTACTGACACGGCCACACCGTCCGCGTCATCTGCTCGTAGGCCAGATCTGCCCGCCGCTCTGCCAGTGCCGCCTGCACCACGTCGGCCTCGAGGCGAGCCTGTTCCTCACTTGCCATCGGTGGCCTCCATTTTATAGCCGCTGTTTATTACTAGGTTAACGAGCTTGCCGTATGCATCGGAATCCGACACATAGCTAATAGCAACGATTAACCCCCCACGCAGCGCATCCCGCTCCGCCGTCAGCCGCTCCACCTCGGCGCGCAGCCCGGCGTCCTGGCTGCTCCACAGACCCTCGTCCTGTATGGCAGCAAGGCGTAGCCCCTGGTTCTCGTCGGCCAGCCGGTCGATCTCGGCGAGCAGCCATTCCGTATCGTCTACGTGACCGTTGTCACGCAGAACACTGCATAGCCGTTCAGTTGCTAGCGCGTTCGTGATTCGTTCCAGGTGTTCTTCATCAGTCATGTTACTTGCCATCGGTGGCCCCCTCCTCTGTGTTATTCGTGGCTGGCCGCCGTGCACCAAAACCGGCGGCCAGCCCCAGGCTCGTGGGTGTGCCGACTCTCGCAACGGCACACATGCGACTGTCCCTCGATATGCCCTTTCGAGCCCAGTAGGCGGCGCCGGTAGCGAGCACCTGGCGTCCTCCGCGCCGCCGAACGATCACTCCGCCTTGTCCGTCCAGGTGTGCGCCGCGATGTAGGTCAGCACGCCAGCGGCCTCCTCCGCCGCGAGTTCCACGCCGTCCGGGTCACCCGCGATGTACATGACGTATCCGGTGCCATCACCATTCGAGATGACCCAGGAAACCCGCGCCATGTTCACAAACCCCTCGCCTGTCTTGACCCACGTGCCCTCGTTCCCCATCGTTCCCTCCACGCTGCTACTGCTACCGACCAGAGGCGCGTTGCCGAGTTGGACGGCTGGGCTAAGCCCGGTGCCCCGACGCGCCAGCGAGTGCTAGTCCTTGTTGTGCCACCACTCCATGTGGTCGAGCACCGACGCGGCCGCGAGGCGAATCTTGTCAAAGTCCTTTGCCTGATACGTGCTCTGCCCGCCAGTTCTCGCCTCCTCGTTGGCACCGCGCATCGCCTCTACCGTAACCAGTGCCGCCAAGAGTTTGGCCATATCCATCACATCCAGGCTGTCCATGTTCCCTCCCCTAGATCGTGCACCGCGCGAACTCGTTCGGCTCCATGCACTCGCGTGCCCAATCCTCCGCGTACACCCCGTCCAGGTCCGGGTGCTCGCGCTGGTACTGCTCGACCAGCGCGTAGAACCGCGCCTCGCGACGCTCGGACTCGCTCATGCAGCAGGTGCTCACGAACCTAGGAGGCGCGATCTTCCCCGTGCCCTTGCACACGTCGCACGGCTCCTCGGCTTCCGGCTCGGGATCACTCCCTTGCCACGACGCCGGCACGTAGCCGTCACCGTGGCACTGCGGACAGGTGGCGTTCATATCGCTAGTGCCTGTTGGCCGCGCGCGACCTCGTAGGCCGCGACGATGGCCGCCGCTTCCGCCGGCGCGTGCTCCGACGGGTTGTAATAGACCTTGCCGTCCTGCTCCACTTTGACCGTCGCCCAGTCGATCAGGGTACTGGCCTGTCCCGCCGTGAGGGTCTTCGACGTGTCGGTGTCAAACAGGTACAGGAGTAAGGAGTGGCGCTTCTGCGTCTGGACCTCGCCGGTGTCGGCCTTGAAGAGTTTCTCAACGCCGGCGACGGCCAGGTGCTGTTGCGCCTCACTCGCGAGGCCGGCGTAGAGCTTGTCAGCCGCCTGTCGCAGCGCCTTGCGGATGGTATCCGCGTCGTATGGGCGGTCTCGCGCGGTCTTGGGCGCAGGCTTGGCTTCGGCGGCAGGCTTGGCCGGCTCAGGCAGCGCCGCGCGCTCGGGTTCGGGCGGCAGCACCGGCTTAGCCTTCACGTCGATCACCTCGCCGCCCTCGTCGATGACCAGTGTGTCCGGGTCGGCCAGTTCCTCCGGCGTGTACATCCCGGCCAGCACGTCAGGCACGGTCACACGCGCCCCGGCGCTCATGCACCGCGAGAACAGCATCGCCTTCGGGTACGCCTGCCATGTGGCGGATTTCTCCAGTCCGGCACGCTTGGCATCGTCCATCGTGAACTCGTGCGTGTAGCTGGTCCCGCCCTTGCGCCGGAACTCGATCTCACACCGCGCGTTCGTGCTCTCGTTGATCTTGTACGAATGCCCCTCGCGCCAGATTAGCCCGCCCATCAACTGCGCCGACAGGCTAGGCTTGCCGTTCACAACAAAGATCGAACGGAAGGACTGCATCGGCCCAAGTCCCAACTCGCGTCCCGTGAGCATGACCGTCACGGCGGCTGCGGCCGTCTTGATGGCGGCCGGTAGGAGGCCGCTTTTCACCAGCACGTCGGCCTGCGCCAGCATCCCCTCGAACGATTGCGGCATGATCGCCGCGTCCTCACGAACCATCGGTACGTTCATCGTCGTCTCCCTCCATTGCCTCTGCGATCCCGATCTCCGCCGGCGTCACCGGCAGCCGCCCATCGCTGGCCGCCCACTCGCGATCCTCACGTTCGAGCAGGGTGATCGCGTCAGCCGCGGTACTCACGCACCGCCCGATCCGCGCCAGAATCCACCGCGGCCAGATCACCGCCCCGGTCCCGTCGTAGGCCACGAGTCGCATTGCGTCCCTCCAACTCTGCGACCCGACGCCGCAGTCGCCGATTCTCGCGCCGCAGTCCCTCGACGTACGAGGCGTCGTCTTCTAGCGTCGCACCCAACCACCGGTCCATCATCAGCTCGCGCTCCCGTTGTTCGTTCACAGCGCCCCCTCCAGTAGCGCCGGCAGGCAGGCCAGGGCGAACAGTCCGAGTAGCATCACCACCGCCACGACCGCCTCCGGCAACTGCGCCAGCCAACGCTCAACGATCAACGACTCGTCTACCCGCCGCATGAACCGCTCAAGTGCGCTCATAGGATTTCCTCCTCTCCAGGCACTAGGACCAGTGCCGTACCCAACAGACGCATGGCGGCTGGCTTTCCATGCACGAAGGCCGCCATATATTGTGGGTGCACCGCCCCGTACCAACGGAGATTGCCCTCGCGGTGCGTCTCTGTCAAGAGCCCCAATAGGGTCGTCAAGTCGTGCCAAGTCCCCGGCGAAACTGCTACCACCTGTTTCATCTCCCACCTCCGCAAGCAGTGTACCACACTTTCGCGTCAGTGGAGAGGTGCTATCCGTAAATTCGGGGAAGTAACTTACTAAAGAATGTCAGGAACCCCGGCCTGGCGGTCGGAGGGAGGGAGGCTCCGCCGCCAGGTTCGGGGAGGGTAATGGGTGAGTTCAAGAACTTTGGACATCGCCGCCGGCGAGTTCAAGAGAAACGCCACTTCTCTATAACTCGCCGTGTGTGCAGAATAGGCACTCAGAGCGTCACCTTATGCCCACAATGCGTCGTAGAACGCGATATTCCCTGGTGACAACAGCACCGGCACGCCGCCCCGCACGATGACCGCGCCCTGCTGCATCGCCGGCCTCACGTTGTGCTGGCTGACGTAGTACTCCAGCCTCGCCGGGTCCGCCGCCATCCCCGAGTCGATGGCCCAGTATCGCCCACTTACGTCACGCCCCTGCCCCCATAGGTGCCCGTGGCCGGCGATCACGTGCGTGTGGTATTTGGCCGCCAAGCGCGCCGGCACCAGGGTCTGCGCCACACTGACGTTCCGAGGGTGTTCGATGTAGTACGACTCGCCGCCCGATTCCAGGGTGAACCAGTAGGACCGGGTAAACGTGGTACGGCCGGCGCGCATGAACAGGCGCATGGCGGTTTCGACGGGCAGCAGCCAGTCGGGAAGGCGCGAAAGACGTTGCTCGTGGTTGCCCGCGCTGTAGACCACCTCGTCGAAACAGGATTCCAGCGTGCGGAGGATGCCTTCAGTCGCCGCGATCTCCGTCTGCACGTCGTACTCGTTGCTCTTGGCGAACACGCTGAAGGCGGTAAAATCCACCAGGTCGCCGCCGATCCCGAGTTTGTGCACGCCCCAGCGCAGGGCCAGATCGACGCAGCGGTTGATCCATGCCGCGTCGTGGCACGGTGAGTGCACGTCAAAGAGCAACAGCGCGTCGCCCCGCAATACCGGCGGCGATGCCAGCGTCACCGGCGACGGCTGCACTTTGCCGTGCCAGCCGCGCCGGTCGCGAATGCGCATGATCGCCTTTTGCGTCCTAGCGATCCCGCGTTCGGCGAACGTGGCCGCGATCTCCGCGGAGTCCCGCCCCTGTTCGGTGAGCACCTGACACAGCGCCTCTTCCGCCGGCGTCCAGGGTTGGCGAATGGTCACAGTGCGCTGTCTTCGATTACCGTCCAGCCACGTGTTTCGAGTTTCAGCACGTGATAACGTTGCGGCACCGGCGCCCACGCCAGCGCGTAGAAAAAGCCGTCGGCGAACCACTCGTCACGCCAAACGTAACCCCGCGCATCGGCGGCCTTTTGCGTTGCCGGCAGTCGCCCAAGTCGCGTCCTGGCCGCGTCCAACTCAGTGCTCGTCACAGGTGCCTCCTCTATCGGTGCATTCAGCATGCGCAGTGGCGCGATCAGGCTGCGCGCGAACGTTTCGTCTACGTCGTAACTCCCCCACTCCCCCAGGTAGTCCGCGGTGAACAGCATCAGCGCGTCGACGCCCGGTATCGTTCGCGCATACCGCTCCGCCTCCACGATCTCCGCGCGGTAGGTGTCGGCGTCCGAGAGCGCGCGCCAGCCCTCACGCGGCGGGTTGCCGGCGATACCGCCGTCTATGCCGCACTCGTTGATCAGCACGCGCGCGCCCGTTATGCCAAGTTCGCGCCAGGCGACGATGTCCGAGGCGCGCCGCCCCAGCGCGTGATAGCGCCCTGTCGGCCCCTCTACACCCGGCCGCCAATATGCATGGAGGCCGATATAGTGCCCGCCCTGGACGGCGCGCTTGATGCACGGCAGCAGTTGCTGCCACTTCCACCGGATCGCCGCTTCGTCACCGCTGGGATTCCCTTCCGGCAGGTTCAACACGCACAGTTTCAGCCCGTACACCGCGGCCTGCTCGAGGGCGCCGATGGTGTACTCATTGAGTTGCGCCAGCCCCTCGTTGCTGTTGCAGTCGGGTTCGTTGGCGAGTTCCCATGCCGTCGCGTCCGGCACACTCAGCCACTGATCGCGCATCTCTCGCACGAATCGGGATCCACCGGCGCGTCCCTCGCGGATATAGGCGGCGTCCCTATCGTCAGTCCAGAAGCGCACCAGCACGTGCGGCACGTCCGGGTAGAGCACGCGCCCGGTAGGCGGGTTGACGATCTTGATCCAGCCGGCCCCCACGTCGCGCGCCCAAAGGTTCTGCCAAGTCCCGTGTCGTTGGCAATGCAGCGTTGTTAGCACGTCCCCTCCGTCCTCCATGAGCCATAGGCCCGGGTCCACGGCCCCGTACCGCCACGGCGAGCCGCTTTTGTCTCTGACCTCGAAGTGCAAGTGCGGCCCGGTGCTGTTGCCGGTGTTGCCCGACGTGCCGATCACCTGCCCCGCCGTCACCTGCTGTCCCTCGCGTACCGCCACCGTCCACAGGTGCGCCGCGTAGACCAAGTGCGTGCCGGTGTCGATGCGCACGTAGGTGCCAAAGCCCGCCGGGTCGGTGCCGCAATGCACGACGCCGTCCGCCGCGGCGTAGATCGGCGTGCCCACGACGCAGGAATAGTCGATGCCATAGTGCGCCGGCGGATTCCACGGCTGCGTTACGCGCACGATGGACGCCAGGTCGATGGGTGAATGGCGCAAGATCACCTCCTATGCCGATACTGAGTATCCGATGCCTACCGCACCCCCTAGACGATTCTCTATGTAGATTTTCCCGTCTGAGTATGACGATACTGTCAGTTTGCCATCGCTGCCAGTCGTGCCCGTTAGTGCCCCAGTCGTGACGGCGACGCCGGCAAGAGCAGTACTGAGTAGTACTATCGTCGGCGTGGCGGCGGCACGATAGATAGCTGATACTGCATAGGCGCCACTCCTCGACCAGACGTCAACCAACCCGATTGCAGCAATAGGGGTAAATGAGTATGCCGCGTTGTCGGCAACCGTCTGTAGTCCGCTGCAGAATGCTCCGCCCGTGACCCGTGAGGCAGCACTGACCGTGCCGCCCTTGGCGATATAGTTGCGCAGGCCAGTGTCCGTGACCGTCATATCTGCCATGTTGATAAGCGTGCAATCCGAGCCGGACAGGGCCAACCCGCCCGTTGAGCCCGCCATGTGCCGAGCACCCATCAGCACGCACGAGTTCGCCCCCACACGCGAGTTGCCAGCGTCACTGGAGAACCACGTGTTTTTGAGCGTGTGAGAAGTGCCCCCAGTGAAATCGACGGCGTAGGTGGCCCCCTCGTTGCCCTCAATCCAGAAACCGTCAAAGACGGCGAGCGTGGCCGGCGTTATAACGCGAATACCGGCGTTGCCATCAAAGTTCTGAATCAACCCGCCGTGGAACAGATTCAGTGACCCGCCGGCGCCCGTGCCCCCCACGAGAATGCCGTCCGCCGTACTCATCTGCACTTCGGTATTGATGAATACGTTCTGATTGCTGGCTACCGCGTCGGTGTGTACGTCCAGCCCCGTGGTGCAGCCGCGTATGCGCAGGTCAATGAATGTGGAGTCCATGTCGTCTACAATGGCGATGCCCGTGGCAAAGTTCACCGCGCCGACATTGCGCCACTCGCAGCCCGTCGCGTGCGTCAAGGCGATTCCGATGCTCGTGCCCGACCCAGGACCCACTACCATCAGGTCGCTAATGTTGTACGAAAACCAACTGACGGCATGGGTCAGCGAAATGGCGGCGCCCGTCGTGGCCGTAGAAATGAGCACGCTGCCGCGAAAGTTGGTTTGCGTGTTCCACTGCGCCCCGCCGAACCAGTCTTGCGTATCGGTGTGACGACCGGTGCCGCGCAGTTCCACCGGCTTGTCTGCCGATATACTGGAGAACAGGTACTTGCCTTCGGGGAAGAACACCGTGCCGCCCGTGGCAGGCAACGCCGCGATGGCCGCCGTAATAGCCGTCGTGTCGTCCGTCACGCCATCGCCCTTTGCCCCGTGCGCCGTTACGTCCGCCCACGGGTGCCGCGTGGCATAGAGTGCCCCCGCCTTCGCCACATACTCCGAGCCCTCCAACTGCGCCACACGCCCGCGCAGGTCGGCCAGTTGCCGGATCATCTCTCGCGTTACGTCGTCACTCATGGTGCACCGAACTCCGGTTCAATCACTTCCCTACCGTTCTCCTCTAGCGTTACGTTCACCGCCGTGATTTTGCGCGTTACCTCAATCACGCTGCCGTAGCGCGCCGTTACCAGGTCGCCTAGAAAATAGTGCAAGCCGTAGGTACACCCCGCCGTCGGGATGACCTGAAACGCGAACTCCTGCACCGGCTTGTACGCTATCAGCCGCGCATCCCCACGCGCGCGGAGGCCCGCCGTCGTCTCTACGTCGCGCGCGTCGGCCAGCAGTTCCACGTCGGAATCGCCCGACGTGCGCGTTACCGTCGCCCGGCTACTGCCTTCCCCCTGCCCGAGCACAATGACGATTCCCGCCTCTTCCCGCCTGTCATAGTCATAGGTGGGCTGCGCCATGTTCCCGTAGTCCAGGGAGAACGTCACCGTGGCCGTGCGGTCGGTGCCCAACTGCCCGGTGTACCAGCGCCACTGAAACGTGCCCGCCGTACTGAGCGGCACTACGTCAAAGTCGCCGCCCCCCGCCTTGGCGAGATTCTGCAGCGATTCGAGCAGGTTATCCCAGGCACAATACCAGTCGAGGGTATTGCCCGCCGTGCTCGCCGTTTCCACCGACAGGCCGGATATCGCGCCGTTGCGTATCCGGCCCGCGGTGGTGGTAGCGCTGGAAGTCGCGTTGAACTTGACGAGCGCGTTGGCGATTGTTTCCGCAGCGTCGGCGGTAAAGACGGTCTTGTCTGCCGTGCCGGCGTAGTAGGCCACCCCGCGCGTACCCAGTAGCCAGATGATCCCCGGGCAGTAGACCGTCACCACATTTCTATCGGTGTATTTGTAACTGCGCCGCAGAATCAGGCCGGTAAAGTCCCTGTACCAGGCCACGCCGGCGTCTTTGCGCCACACCTCGACGATACCGCGGTGCTCCAGGAATGAGGCAGCCGTATCGTCGGCGTTCAGGCTGAACACCAGGAGCCCCGGCGCGTTGACGGCCTTGCGATAGGCGAGACTGAGCACGCCGCCGTCACCCTGCGCCGGCAAGACGGCCTTCAGCACGCCGGCGGCAGAACGCAAGTCGATGCGATAGGTTGCTGGCATGGGCTAGGCCGCCGGGCCGATGGCGAGCCAGTGAAGATTGACGGTGCCGTCCCACGTTGACGCCCCATCGTCGGCTTGGATATAGCCCTGGAATCCGGTTGTCACGATGGCCCGGAGAACAACCATCACACGCGTTCCTGTGGCGCCTGCCGTTTCTACACTCGTGAATACCGTCGGCGGTTGGCCGAAGTCGTACTGAAAACCGATGCTGATCGGGCCGCTGCCGGACGCAATGGTGATCTCGCGCACCCCCGTTTCCATGCGCACCTGCGACGGCACATAGAGCGTGGTGCCCGGCGTACTCCAGTCCGTTGCGCTGCCGCCCTCGCGCCACTGATAGGGACTCGCCATCGTCCGAGCGTCGGTTACCGTGACCGCGCCCGCCTCGGTTACGAGCACCGTGCAGAGCGAGATGTCGTAGGTCGTGCCTGTCGTCTGCGTCAGTGCCGGCGCCGTCGGGCTGGCCGCGTCTGTGCCGGCGATCCTGGTTATTCGCACTGTCTGCGCCGCCCATCCGGCGCGCAGCACGATCCGGTCGATGCGCGTGTTCCCGGCACCCGACGCACTGGGCACGTTTACGTCTACCGAGGCCGAGTTGTGATACGGTTTGCCGTCCACCAGCGCGCCGCCGGTATTGACGGCAACCGTGTTCGCGCCGTTCGCCGTGGGCGCGCACTCGTTCAACAGCCCCGGTGCCACACCCTCAAAGCCACTGCACGCCGCCAAGACCTTGGCGATGTTGCTGAGTTGCGCCTGCGTGTAGCCTGCCGCCGCCCCGTCGCCGGTATCGTCCGTAGTCCACCATCCGCTCCATTCGCTCAATTTGCACCTCCACGTGAACTGATATAGTATTGGACAAGAAGGGGGAACCAATGGGAATGTCTGACTGCGGCGTCTATATGATGCTCAACGTCCTTACGGGTACTCGTTACGTCGGTAGTACGGCCGTGTCGTTTTCCAACCGGAAATCACAGCATCTGTCGAAACTACGCAAGCATAAGAGCTTGCATCTGCTCCTTCAGAAGGCTTGGTCCGAGTCAGGCGGCAATGCGTTCCAGTTCGTCATTCTGGAAGTCACCACTCCCGAGACGGCTATAGTGCGCGAACAGTGGTGGCTTGATCATTTCGCCGCCCAAGGCCTGCCTCTGTACAATCGTTGCCCGAACGCTGCTAGTCATGAAGGCATGAAGATGCCTGAATGGATTGGCGAATACATGAGATCTGTGAATGTCGGCAGGAAACGCAGTCCCGAAACATGCGCACGCATTGGGTTGGCACACCGTGGCAAGAAAGACCCCAAGATTGCCGAAGCCAAGGCTAAAGATTGGCCCGACCTTCTTGCCCCGGATGGAACCGTCTATACCAACGTCCGTAATCTTGCTGCATTCGCTGCCGTTCATGGCCTCGATAAGAGTGCCCTCCACAAGGTTGGCACTGGCAATCGCCCCAGCCACAAAGGATGGCGTCTTGCTCATTAGATCCCTACGTATCTCTCGTTGTAGAGCAGTTGGATTCTCGTTGCGCCCGTTGCCGCCGTACCCGTTACCCGAATCACGTTTACCCCGTCTGTCACCTCGGAATCATCTGCGATGTGCCAAGTCACCAGGTCCGATGCGTTACTCAGCTCGGTGATCTTGTTCACGCCGGCGCTATTCGTCACCGTCTTGTACCCGTAGCGCAGGTCGATGGTGTACCAGTTGCCAGCCGCCACGTTGACGCCGCTCAGTTCCAGCACCTCGTTCGTGCTAGAGTTGGTGATCTTCGGCCCGCTGATGGGTCCGTAGATGGTGATACGTGGATGCGCCCGCCAGGTGCCGCCGTAGTCCACCGCCTGCGCCGCGTCTAGCGTAGATGCGCCCACGAACATCGGTACCGGCATAGGCACCAGACTCGCCGTGCCTGCCGAACCGCCCAGGAAATAGCCTATCGTCGCCATGTCGGGATCGTAGAACGTCGGGTCGGGCGCCCTGAACACCACACCGGTGCGCAGGCTGTAGCCCGAGCCGCCCTCTAGCGGCATGGTCATGCTGCCGGCACTGTGGCCGTCGATCTGATACGTCTCGCCGTTGTCCAGCGTGAACTTGAGCCGCTTGGCCTCTACCGATGGCCGCAGCGCGTCGATGAGTTGCTTGCGCTTGGTCTCCAGGTCGGACAGGCTCGCGCCGTTTATCCACAGTGCCAGTTGCACCTCGCGTGGGTCGAGCCGGTAGTCCACGTCCGTAGCGCCGTGCTGTTGCGGCCCCCGTTCCTCGATTCTGTGTACCGGCGATTCCCCCGTACCGTCCTGCCCAAGCAGCCTACACACCGTACCGTCGGTGAGGCACATGCTCGATGCGGCGTTCGGCCCATAGTAGAGCGTTATTCGCATAGCCTATCCCCCCGCCAGCATGGCTAGCATCCTGACGTCCTGCGCCAACGACCGCTCGGACTGGTAGCCGTAGTTGGCGTTCAGGTAGTAGTTGTGATTCGTCGTCATCGTGCTACCTGCGCCCCCCGCTGCGCCCGCCGTTACCGAACCGGGCAGCATCGTTACCGCCGTGGGCATTCCCTTTAGCGCGTCGCTGATACCGCGAATGCCCAACTCCAGCGGCGTCGGCGAACCAGGCACCAGCCAGTCGGGCAGACTCAGGCCGGCCAGTGCGTCCTTGACGAGGGTGAGCTTATCGCTTACCCACTGTAGCGCGTCCGTTAGGGTACTGAGTGCTTCATTCAGCTTGTCTATTACCGTCTCCTTGAGCCAGACGAAGATCGGGCCGAACGTGTCCCGAATGAACAGCCATATCGTTTCCATCGCCGGATAGAGCGTTTCCGTCCAGAACTCGCTTAGGGTTTCGGCGGCCTCTTTCACCTTCTCAAGCCCGTCTGCTACCAGAACCTTGAGGATAGGCACGACGTTGTCCTGGATGAACTTCCAGACCTTTTCCAGCGCCGGCCACAGTACCTCACTCCACAGTCCCGCTAGCGCCTGTACCGCCAAGTTGAGCGCGATGATCTCAATGTCATAGAGTAGCCGAATGATGGGTAGAATGTTCTCGTCTATATACTTCCATACCTTTTCCAGCGCCGGCCAGAGCGTATCCGTCCAGAAACTGGACGTAGAAGCCGTGGCCGCCGGTATCTGTACGCCCAGCCAGTCCTTGACGGTGGTGAATATCGGCAGGATCTTCTCGTCGATGAACCCCCAAATAGCCTGTAGTGCCGGCAGGAGCGTGTCTGTCCAGAATCCACTGGTGGCCGCACTGGCCGCCGGTATCTGCACGCTCAGCCAATCGAACACGGTGACGAATATCGGAATGACGTTGTCCTGTATGAAGGCCCACACGACCTGCAACGCCGGCAGTAGGGTATCCTGCCAGAACGCCGTAACCGTGGCGATGGCCGCCGGAATGGCGACGCCCAACCATTCCTTGATGGCCTCGAAAATGGGCCGCCCCTTCTCTTCCCAGAACGCCGTCAGCGTCGTGCGAATGCCGCCCCAGTCGCGCGTCCAGGCCACGGCGAGCAGTGCTAGCCCCGCCGCAATCAGACTGATTGGGTTCGCCAGGTTCACGAGCAGGAGCACAATCGCCGCGAGTGTGCCGGCGGCCACGAACGCCGCGAGCACCGCCGCAATGCCGATAAATGCCTCTTTCAGCAACGGCCCGTGTTCCTGGACGAAGGCGACGATCCACGTGACGATCGGCGTCAGACTGGCTATCAGGTTCTCAAACCAGGCAATCGCGCCGGCGATAATCCCTGGAAGGTTGGTCGCTAGCCAATCGCCCAGTTGCGCGAACATGGCCACAACCTGCGGCCCGTATTTCTCTGCCAAACCCGCGAATGCAACCGTAATGGCCTTGATCGCCGGCAGAAAGGCGCTGCCGATCTGAATCTTGAGTGTCTCCATGATGCCGGCGAGTACTTCCTGCGCCCCGGCCAGGCTCCCGATCTTGAGCGCCGCCTGCTCCGCCATTCCCATCGCGGCCGCCGTCGCGTCTTTCATCGCGTACCAGCCGCTTTCGCCCTCACTCAGTAGCGTTGACAGTGCCTTGATGCCGTAGGAGCCGGCGAGTGCCACCATCGTGGCCTGCTTCTGTTCCTCCGTGTAGCCAGCCATCGCGCCGTTCAGGTCGGCGATAATGTCCGGCAGTTCGCGCATATTCCCGGCAGAGTCGTACATGCTCAGGCCGAGCGCATCCCATGCCTCCTGTACGCTCTTGACTGGCGAAGTCATATTGACCAGCATGGACTTTAGCGACGTACCGGCCTCAGCGCCCTTGATACCACGC